TTTTCCGATCTTGCTGACCTTGAGGCACATATCGAGCTGAGTGCTGCAATAGGTGCTTGGACTCTCCGCCAGGGTGGCAGAAGTGCCCTTGACGCGCACAAACGCCGACGAACCGGCGCGCATGGTGGCCAGGATTCCCATCCCGGCGGCGTCTGCCTCCACCTTCATCTTCAGCTTGAACGCCGGGCGACCTTCAACGACGGTGACAAACGACGGATTCGCGCTGTCGATGTTCCACAGCGCTTTGATCTGCCGGTCGAAGCTGACGGTCAATTCTAAAACACGAGTCAGCTTCGTCGATCCGATACCAGCACCGGAAGTATCCAGGTAGACGACGAATTCGGATGGATTCATCGGCACCGGAGCCGGATCTGCCAGGGACCCGGTCATAGAGAACGCATCCGTATACTTCTGCCCAACTCCCTTCCCGCTGACCTTAGCCTCTTTCCGAGTGAGCTTAAATTCCAACGAGGTAAACATTCCATGCGCCCAGCGGGCCCCCCGGACACTCGATCCGCTCTCCATCGTAAACGCGGCCATCGTATCCGGACCGTCGGTATCCGGCGTGATGGCCCACGTTTTTGCCGTGCTCGCTCCCGTCGGAGAGACCACCCCCAGCAGGCTGCTGAGGATGTAGATCATTTCGTTGTAATCAGGCACCCCATCGTATCCGAAATCGGTCCAGTCCTGACCCACCTGCGCTACTAACGGGTATTTGAACCCATCCGGAGAAAACGTCTTGACGTCAACTTTCGGCTCCGGAGTGATTTTTATACTCCCCAGCCGTTTGGTAGCCGCTACCGCAGTCCCCGGAGCGGACTCTTTCCCGATCTGACAGATCTCAAAAACGGAACTTCGCTCCGTCATAATGCCTCCCTATTGCGCATTGATCCGATAGATACCGCCCAGGTGGCGGTACTGAACCCCGTCCTGAATCTCCACCTCAGAGAACGGATTCTCTCTGATACACGACAGGACAATTCCACCGGCAACAACTCCGCTTTTTCTCTCCAACAGCGTATCCAGCCGATTGGCAATGTTTTCCAGGGCCACAAAGGACGCCCCCATTCCGACGGCTTTCACGATGTACGAGAAACCTGTCATGATCCGCACATCGACCGCCCGCACATCGTTCCCCGACGATTTGACCATTACCACATAGGGCATAGTCGCGTCGTTCGGCGCTACATGGCTGAAAATCCTATCGGCTACATAGCCGTGCAGGGTGGAATCAGCGGCTAAAATACTGTAGATCCAATGCTCTACGGTTACCTGTTCGCTCATAGGAACAACTTCTCCATTTCCTGAAAAAACGCATCCCGTTCCTCATCGACCGCAGGCGCCAGGAATGGCCGCGGCTCGAGTTTTGCGCCGCCGATCTCCAGGAATAGACCGGCCTCATTGACCACATTGACCAACGCTACCAACTCGCTCTCCATCGCCATCTCAATGCTGTTTACCAGCAGCCCATAATCGACGGCCGGAGACTCCCCCGGCGCGCTGGCCTGGTGATATTTATATCCGGTGACGAAATATTTCCGCCCTCGGTTGATCCCCCACTTCATGCCCCGATTGTGATATTGGCGCGCTGCCTCAGAATTCATTCCGGTATATTTCCGCGTCTGGCCCCGGATGTACAGCCTTCCGCTCTTCGGTTCCCGCATCGACTGTTTGATTCTCCGCACCACGCGCAGCGCAGTTCTGCCCACGATGACGCTGGCCTTCTGCTGCATCAGTTCCGTCATCGAGTTAATCTTTGTGGTGTCATAACTGAGAGTAACGTTCCCGCTCATCACAGCACCTTATTGACCGTCACCTGACGGCCCGTCTCCAGCGTATGCGGAGCGCCGGCGCTGACGACTTCATAGGTGACTCCTCCGCTCACGATCCTGTCAGAGACCAGCACGTTTGTCCCTGCCGGTACCGTAATGATAAACTGCTGGCTCATCGCGATTCGCTCAGCAATGTCCAGATCCCGGCCTCGAATGACCTGAGGCGTAACGCGGCAGGCCACGGTCGCAACCGTGGCCCATGTTTCCGTCTGGCCCCCGGCGCCGTCCGATGCCTGGGTGAGCCGCGTAACCGCGCAGCTGTCGAACATCGACGACTGGGCCGTCGCCCGCATCCGCGCCAGTTCATCAGCGGTAAAGGCGCGCATCTTACAGGCTCCCCACCAGGCCCGGATGCGGATCCGGGCTCATATGTTGAGTGATGGTCCGCGCGCTGCGCCGGGACCGGTAATACCGTTCCCGCTTCGTGTACTGCTCGAATGCCTGGTTTCTGTTGAACGTGGCCCCATCCGCGCTAAACGCATAGTCACCGGCCAGCGCTGCCGCTTTCTCGCCCCAGATGTCGGCGGCGGCAGCGCATAAATCATAGGTCGGCACCCAGCTCTCATTGACCGTTTTTTCCGGAGGAGTTCCCCCGCTGTAGTAATACGGCTCCTGGCCCAAATCATCCACCAGGGGATAGCGTTCGATAAACCCCTGGATCAAAACATCCGTATAGGTTGTCGTTGTGGGCTCCGCTATCATCCGCCGCACCTCTGCAATTTGCGCCGCCGTTGCCGTCATACCGCCTCCTAGAGTCTCACGTAATCGACCAGCAACATGGCGTCGAGACCCACGGTGCTGGCCGAACCCGTCAGGGTGATGTATTTACCGCTCTCCCACAGCGCCGGGGCCGTGATGGCCGTTTTGGCGCTGTTCTGCATGACGTGCCCGTTGTAGCACGTATTGGCGCTGACGCCGTTCATAGCCAGAGCATTGATGATGTCGTTGGCCGAACTGGACGCATCCGCCGCCACGCCGATGGTAATCGTAGCCGCGCCCGTGCTGGCCGTGAAAACGATCAGCGTGGTCCGCAGGATCAACACACTCTTCCCCTCCGGGTTGGGCTGCGCGCCCAGACCCGCCGCCGCCGCGCTGGCCGCCCCGGTGATCCGGATAGCCAACTGGCCCCGACCTTCTGTTTCAACAGCAATAGCCATCGTCTCTTCTCCTTATGCCGTGGCCGAAACCACAAATTGACCGGCATTCCCGCCGCCGGTGATGACCCCGTTATCGAGGTAGACGCCGCCGCGATTGTTGCCCTCCCAATCGGTCGCCCCGATCGAGACGCAGCGCCGCAGCAACAGCCGCTTGTTGGCCGAATCGAACCCGGCCGGGATGGTGATGGCCTCCGTCAGGGCGGTCGAGGCCAGGTTCACGAACAGGCAATCCTCAAAAATCGTGAACCGATCGATTCCCGTGATGGCTTCCAGTTCGATGAATTTGGCAGCCGCGTGACCGGCAAACAGGGAGAAAACACAGTTGCGGAAAACATTGCGCGCCGCCGCGCTGGCCATCAGCATCCCGGCCATCCCTGTGGCAGCCGCGATGGTGTCAACACCGATCACACAATCGACGAAGGTGTTTTCCTCAGCGCCGTTCAGGCGCAGGCTGGCCCCGCCGTCGATGGCCTGGGCGGCATGGCCGCCCCCGGCGAAATGGCAGTTCTCAAAATAGTTCCGCCCGCCGGACACCTCCACATTGATCAGGCTGGTCGCGTCATTGACGCCCTGGAAAATGTAGAGATTTTTGAAAATACAGCCCGTGGCTGTGATCGAGACCAACGGGGAAAGGCCGGTGGCGCTGGCCCCCTGGAAAATCCGCGCCCGCTGCGCCACCATCGTGGGCGCGCACAGGCCGATCAGATGCGTGTAGTTTTTCGCCCAGACCAGCTGAGCAGTCAGCGTGATCCCACTGGACCCGGCCACATACAGCACCACATCGTGCTGGTTGGCGACGCACTTGGCGTAGGCCGCCTCCAGCGTGGCCAGCGGCTGCTCGAACCGGTCTCCGGGATTCGTATCGCTCCCGTTGGCCGGATCGACGATATAGACGTTGCTGTTTTTCCCCCGGGGAATCCCCGTGAGATAGCTCTGCGCAATCCGTGGATAGAGTCCCATGATAGCCTCCTACGCTCCCAACACCGCGAACGGGTAGCGGGTAGCGCTGTTCCCGTTGATACGGTTGATGGGATTGGGAACCGCAAAACCCAGCCGCATGGTCAGCATCATCGCCGCCATCCGCTGCTGGAGTAGATTGTAGACGATTTTCCCGCTGGCGTCCTGAATGACGCCCTCAGTGAAGATGTCGAAATAGACATCCTGCCGCATCGAGTAGACCAGTTGCTGCCAATCCCCGGCAATCATGGGGTAGGTAGCCGACCCGGAGCCGTTGGTCGGGAAATAGGTCGTAGCTCCACCCAGGTTGTAGTTCTGACGATTAGCGGGATCGGCCACAAAGATGGGCTGACCGTCGCTATCCCGCGTCCCACGCAGTTTCCCCTTCATCGACAGGTGCGCGCAGACGCCGTTGACATCATAGCCGTCCGTCTCCACGACGGAGAAAAGGCCGCTTTCCCCCAGGATGGCGTCATAGAGATCCGGGAACGCGGCCTGGCTCACCAGATGACCGGCCGCGATCGCGGCCGGGACGATGGCCGTAGGCCACGCAGCCGGTTTATTGACAGCGTAGAGCATGGCCATATCGATGGCCGTCCCGGCCGCCGTCCGCATCTCCGGCTGCACCTGACTCCAGATCGGCACCCGCGAATCGCTGAGCACGTTCTTCGGGAGCGGCACGATACACGAAACATCCTTCGCGTAGATCGTCACATCGGTCCAGGCCATGTCCGTCGTTTGCACCAGGCCCTTATCCCCATCGGGGAAATAGGCCGTAGCCAAAGCTGATAACACGGGCAGTTCAGTCTCATAGACCGTCATATCCCGCAACCGCCGCCCCATCCGCATCAGGAACGAGGTCTCCGGAAGCGCATTGAGCAGCTCGTAGCTGACTTCGGTAGGGACCATACTCCCCACATCTTCGCGATTGATCACTCCATCGTAAGGCATTTCAAAATCCTCCTGGTTTATTTAACGTGGGCCCGGGCCCGGATATAGTCGTCCATCGACATTCCGGCGCCCTGCGATCCCTGCTGCGCCCCTGCCCCGGCATTACCGCGGGGCGCCGGCGCGCTGGCCCGGAAAAGCTCCGGGTAAGTTTCCTTCAACTGCGTCCAGTTGATCCGGCCCCGTTGGTCGATCAACTGATCCTGCTGAGCGGCGATAAAGGCCAGCTTGACGCGGGTGCAACCCTGCTCGATGGCCTGTTCCGCGAAATCCGCCCGGGTCTCGGCGTCCTGAAGCTGTTTGGAGATCCCCTCCAATTGTTTCTGGGCCTCGCTCCCGCTCTCCGCCTTTTTTGCCATCTCGGCGATTTGTTGACTCAGGCCTTTTTTCTCAGTGCGCTCCGACGCGAGCGCCGACCGCAGACCGGAAACATGCTCGTTGAACATGGCCTGCACGTCCTGAGGCTGCGCCGCGATCCATTGATCAAAGGTCTGCGGAGCCTGCGGCTGCGGCTGCCCCTGGCCCTGAGCCGGAGTATTCTGACCTCCCGTCGGCGTCCCGCCGTCCGGAGTCGTTCCATTACCGTTGCTGTTACCGTTTGGTGTAGGCATCTCGCCCTCCTGTTATGCAGGCGTCCCGCCCGCGATTTCCCGCAATTGTTTGACCGGAGTCACCTGGGGAGTCGCTCCCCATACTGGATGTTGCTCCATCGTCAAAAACGAACTCAATCCGACCTGCCCGTCGCGCCACAATCCATATCCGGCGCCCAGAATATCCTCCTGGGTGGATACCGGCTGATCCTTGAGCCACGCCTCGCCGAATTTCCACTCCGGCTCCGCCTGGTTGGCGATGACCGGAATCCCGCTGCAGCGCCCCTGCGGATGATCGGGGATGGGTCCATAATAAATGGTCCCTTCATCGGCCAGACAGGCCGCGCAAACGCGCCCATCGTGCGCTGCAATCCGCCGCTGTCCATTGACCATACCGGTGGCCTTGTATTGCTCCCAGGTGGCCATCCGGTAAATCCTCAACTGCTCTGTGCGGGCGATGGTGATGGCCGACCGGTACCCACCAGCCAGCGAGTCTTTAATCGCCCGGGCCGTGCGGATGGGGCTGATTCCCTGCGCCACGCTCTTCAGCAACTCCGCCTGAACCTTGTCAAAGGCCCCGGCCAGATCCGCCGCCACCCGCTCCCGCAGCAAATTCCCGATGGGCCGCCCGTCCCCGGCCAGCCCCGCAAAAATCTCCACGGCATCCGCCGGGAGCCGATTAAAGGCCCCCTTGACCTGAAGGCTCAGCAAATCGCTGGCGTTATCGATCCCCAGCGCCGCCAGGGACCGCTGCTCTCCTGTAATCACGCCGTCGGCATATCCGGCGTATTTCTGATATTCCTCGGCGACCTGCCGCCGCAGCTCCTGATAGCGGTCCATCCGGGCGATCATCCCTGGGGTAACCGTCTCTCCGGAGGCCCGCAGCGTCGCCACATCGCTGACCAGGCCGGATATCTGATCCGATAGCTGCCGCTCGACGCGCAGCCATGCCTGCGCCATCTCCCGCATCTGCGTCTCTTCGCGCCGGCGCAGCGCCTCGCGGAATTCGCGGGCCTGGAGAATGACCTGAGGATCGCTTATCGCTGGCATAGCTTAGCCCTCGTACTCATGGAATCCGATATAAAAATCCATCGTTCCTGTATTCTGTCCCACGGACCATACCCGCGCCCAGCATTTAGTCCTGGCAGCCGCTCGCCGTGTCTGAATTGAAACCGGGGTCTCTTCAGTATTCACAGCCTGTGATTTGAATACAAACTCAGTGTAGTTTCCTGCCGTCAGCGCCGCCGCGCCGGACTCTCCGAACGCAATCTGCACAAAATGCACCGCCCCGTCGTTCTCTATATCGGTAATCATCATCCGATGGAGATCGAAATAGGCGGCCGCAGCCTGCACCGGAGTATCAGAACTCCCCACGATCTGCACCCACGCGCCCCAGGTGTTGTTCCCTCCGTCTACCTGGAACGCTGCGGTTCCCGTTCCGATTCTGTCGGCGACGTGGGTTTCTCCCGATGGAACCGCCGCCCGGGCAAACCACTTCTCATAGGAATGCAGGTGGCGCTCGATCTCCCCGACCCGATAGGCCAGGGAATCCGCCACCCCCAGCAGCCCCAATGTGGCAATCCCGTCTATTTTGGCAATCCCCCCGCCGATCGATCCGACCGCGCTTCCGGTGGCCTTACCGGCTACCGCCGCCGCTACCTGATCGATCGTTCCAGCCGTCAGGCCCATGCTGTCTCCCGGCACCGCCGCCCCGCTGATTCCAGGTTTGATAGACATTTATGCCTCCAGGGTAACCGTCACGACGGCATCCGATCCGCCGGAGCGGATGAATTTCAACGCCTGGATATTCTCGTTGACCAGCACCACGATGGTGCTCCCGGCATTGATGGGATGTCCGAACGTTGCCGTCGGCGCATCTCCGCTGTAGAGCATATTGACTCCGGCGCTGCTGGCGCTGATCACGGCGCTACGCGCTGCCGCCAGCTCCGCCGCCGTGAAACCGAAATCAGCGTGACTGAGGGCCTTTGCCACATTGCTCACCGTCGCATATCCCGCCGCCCGCGCTTTGTATCCGAACTCAGCCATTGACGCCGCCTCCCTGGTCGAAATTCTTGCGCGCCTGGTCTAAATAGGCCTGCGCCAAATCCGCGTTCGCGGTCATTTCCTCCTGGCGATCTGCCGCCAGCTGTCGCAGCTCATCATCGGCCCAACCCTCGCGCCGCAATTGATTCAACAGCGGGAGGCCCGCCGAATTGTTGGTCTGCCGGATCTGGGCCTGGGTCAGGGGCTGGATGGTGCCGGGGTCTTCGAACATGGCGTGAATGGTCAGCGGATCGACCTGTAATCCCGCCAGCCCCAACAGGAACGAAGCAAATCTTTCCCACACCGGCTCCCACCGTCTGATGTACTTCCGGGCCTTGTGGGTGAGGGGGGCTTCCATAGCGATCAGCGCCTCTCCGGAGGGATCTCCCGCCTGCATAAAAAAAAAGTGTTTGGGAGTCCGGCTGATCACGCCGACGGCGAGGGCTAATTTGTCGATGGCATTGAGGTACATGTTCAGATCTGTCTGGGAGAACTCCCCGACCTGGGTCCCCTGGCCCATTCCATCCCCGCCGAACAGATGCCAGATCGAGTTCGGTCCGTTTTTAAGGTTATCAGTATCTCCGTTGCTGATAACCCATCTTTGCTTGAAAGCCGAAAATTCAGCCGCCACCATCATATCGGAAACCAACTTATTGATGGCGTTCTGGGGAGTGATAACATTCCGCAACTCCGATTTGATCGCCCGACGCTCCCGCCGCAGGTGCATCATGGGAATCACACCGAATGGGTTATCTGCAACCCCCTTATCCCCCTGGGTTTCATCCAACTGGAATTCTTTAGCCTCCCGAATATCCTTCATCTGGCATTTGGAGGCCGTGCGGTAATATTCCAGCCGGTCGGCGTAATAGAGGGTCAGGTAAACATATTCATCCTCACCCTGCCACCACTTCCCGGCGACCCGCATGATATTGGGATATTGGAAGTCATAAACGATCTCGACCTGCCGGGGATCGTTGTAGTAGGCCTGAATTCCCGTATCATCCCGCCAGCCTATGACGATGGCTTCTCCCGTGAGCAGCGCCGCCAGATGGACAGAATCAAAATCCTCCTGGAGTTCCGTGCTGGCCATCAGGCTATTGATCAGATCCGTAGCCGGTTGGTTTTCAGATACGACGAACCTCCGCAGGTTCAACCGTTCCAGCACGGAATCGACGACGACCGCGCACCAGTTTTCCTCGAACCGTGCGTCGATGTCCCGAAAAACCTGCCGCAGCCGCTCGCTGCTGTAGACCAACGGCTGATCGCCGTCGTAATAGTTGAAGTACAGCGAGTGATGCTTCTGTTTTTTGATCAGCCGGTCGACAATCATTTCCAGATCGGTCATTTAGCCCTCCGTGCAGGTCGCAGCGCGCATCCCGGCGCCGTTGCTGAGCATGAAATTTCCCCCGCTGACGGTATCCACGCTGTCATCATGCGCTCCGTTGGGGAATGCCGCGCACTCATCCAGGAACGCGGTAGCGTCCCAGGTGCCGTCATCCAGCAGATAAACCAGGCCGTCAGGAATGCGCGATCCCCACACCTGGGCGCGCACCTCTTTATTACCGGCGCGCCGGGCCAGAACAGGAATGATGGTCCGTCCCAGCAATTTGGGATCGGACTTCAATTCCTGGTAATACCCGGCCTGCTGGCCATCCGTCTCAACGCCCTGGACAATACTGATGTCATCAGAAAGCATGCGCCGGGTGATATCCGCCCGCGCATTAATCCACGGACCCCGGAACCGATCGACCCGTAGAATGTAGATCTTTCCTTCGGCATAGCCGACTTTCCCTCCGCTGATCCAGTCGGCCCGCTTCGACCCGCTGACGGCCAGATCCCAATAGCGCACCACCCGCATTCGTTGCGGGAGCTTGTCCGGCGTGATCCGAATGATCCCCTCAGTTTTGATGAGATTACCGGTGCGCTGTTGGGGCCGCTGCTGATAGAGGGCGTCGAATTCATAGCTCCCGATGTTCCCCTGGATGCTTTTTAGCTGTTCCAGGCCATACTCTCCCGGCCACAGGGCCTCTCCCGGCTGCCGCCCCAGGGGATCGACGCCCATCCAGATCCCCTTTTTCATCTCCTCCAACTGCTTCGCCGGATCGACACCCAGCGCCCAATCTTCGGCGATGGCCGGGAGGGAGAGCACTTCCCACTGATCCGCGTTCGGTTCCCCTACCATCCGCTTCAACAGTCTCCCGGCCAGGTCGTCAGGACTCCACCGCGTCATAATCAACAGCGCCGCCGACCCAACTTCCAGCCGGGTATAGGCCGCGCTCTTCCACCAATCGTCTACCGCATCCCGGCGGATCTTCGATTCCGCCTCCGCCCGATCCTTGAAGGGATCGTCAATAATGAACAATCCGGCCCCGCGCCCGGAGATCCCGCCCATCACCCCCGCCGCCAACACGCCGCCCATATGCCCGGAGATAGACCACTCTTCGGCCGACCGGGTATCATCGGCGACGGTGACCGGCTCCGTAGACCCGGATTTCTCGCCGAAGACGACTCGGAAGGCCGATTCCCCCAGCAGGTTCCGGGTGCGCCGGGAGAATGAGGTAGCCAGCGACGAGTTATAGCTGGCGTCGATGATCCGGCAGTCCGGATTCCGGCCCAACACCCAGGCCGGGAAAAGCACCGAGGCCGTGCTGCTCTTCCAATGCCGGGGCGGCATGAAAACCATCAGCCGTCCAATGCCCTCCCGACCCTTTGTAGCGATGTAACGTTCAACCTGCTGCAATTTACTGCACAGCAGTTCCAGGTGCCGCGCCTTGACCGGCCAGCCGGGATAATAGAACTGAGCAAAATAGCGCAGCTCCCGCCGCGCCAGCTCCCGCCGCGCCAGCTCTGCCTGCGCCTCTTTTCTCAGTTCCTCATGATTCGTCATCGTGAGACTCCTTCGGAACTCCGGCCAGGGCCTGGAGCGTGTCTGTACTGGCGTCTCGCAGGTCTCCCGGCTGTAACGGTGCCAACCCAATGGCCTGCTTTGGCACATAGTCTCCGGTCATCTCCAGGAACAACTTCCGATCATTGTGATGACGATAGGAAGGATCCTTCGCCGACTCCACCAGGGCATTGATCACATCTGCCCGGGCGTGCTGGAGCGTCTTCAGCGCCGCCTGCCTGATCCGGGTTTCGATGGTGGGATTCTCCGCCTTCCAGTCGCGGATCGTTCGATCCGACAGCAGCCCCAGTACCTGCACCGCCAGCTCCCCCTGCGTGCGAGGGACGCGCTTGTCCTTCGGCTGGGCCGACCAAAGGATATAAACCGCCTGCCGCCAGCTCCATCCCTCGCCCACCAGCGTGAAATATTCGTCCATCCAGGGCTCAGCGCCGTAGGATGTCTCGAATATCTGGCGCGCCATCTCGCTGCGGGCCTGGGCCTCATCCAGCGGATTGGGTAACGCGCCTTCCATACCGGGCAGGGTGGGGATCAATTCATCAGCCATTCCATGCCTCATGCCGGTCATCTGTCTTTTTGAACAACTCGCGGATCATGCGCATCAGCGCCACGCCCATCCCAAACGGCAGCGCCGACCCGAAATAGCCCAGGCGCAGCGCCTGCCGTGCTTTTTTCAATGTATCCGGATCATCGATGCCCTGGGACCGTAAAAACCAGATATGCGCCGTCTCGATAAACGGATAAATCAGCGTCATCCCCACCGTGTAATTGGTGAGGCTGTTCCACGCCTGATATTTGACCGTCCGATCGATGATCGGCTTGGTCAAATGCCCCAACATCCCCCCCAGCAGGGCGATAACAAAATTAAAAATCACAGTAGACCCTCTTTCGGCTCCGGCTTCTTCTTGATCCTCGATGCTGGGACCGGAGTCATTAATTTCTGAAACTCCTCCGGTAACCAGACCGGAGTTTCTCCCCGTTTGGTGATCTGATCCATCAGGAGCAGAATTCCATGCCGATAATCCCGGTTTTGATCTTCCAGCGTTCGCAGCCGGGTCACAACCGAATCCATCTGCGCCCGCCACCGGGCCTCCACCGCCTGGATCTCTGCCTCATGTTGCCGCTGCATATCGTCGATCAGTTTCCCGGCGACCTCGCGGATCTGATCCGCCGATCCGATCTCAATCTGCTCCGCCTCCGCGATGACCTTGCGGGCTTCCGCCAGCGTTTTGCGATTCTGGGAACGGGCGAGGTATAGACCGGTGATCCCCCCAATGACCCCGCTCCCCAGCAATGTCGCCAGAAACGCCAGCACGCTGCTCAATTCCATTACCCACGCTCGCCCGGATTCTCAGGATACGGATCATGATTCAACGGAACGGCAGCAGCGGGTCCGATCACCTGAACCCGCGGTTTGATCAGTCCAAGATAAACCCCCTGACTGGACGCCCAACCCACCAGCGAAACGGCCAGCACCTGCCACCACGGATCGATCTGAGCCCAGACATCCGCAGGAACCGCCGACAGCAACAACTTCGCCCCCAGGGGCAGGCCGATGGAAACGCCGAAAATCACCCAGAACTTCACCTCCGGCTTCAACGCCTGGAACCCCGGCCACCGTTCCGCCAGGAACGCCAGCACCAGCCCCACGCCGCCCCCGCTGGCCAGCAGCGCCAGGATCTGCACCAGCGGCTGCACTCCGGCCGCCGGTTGGGGGCCTTCCCCCTGGGCCGCTACCGCCCCTGCTCCGACCAACGCCAAAACCAACACCGCCGCCGCCGTCAAACCGCAATTCCGTAAAAGTTTCACCTTGCCCTCCTGGACTAAAGAATAAAAAAGCGCGCCGCTCCTGCCGTAGAATGGCAAAAGCGGCGCGCTGATTACGCTAACGCCGGAAAACAGAACTAAAACCCCGGTGGGGGACTAAACGTCGTCGAAGACTTCGGTCAGCTCACCTTTGACGGACGCCTCGCCCGCAAAGTTGAACTGCAACCGACCTTTGTCGATCTGCTGGATACCGGATTGCCGCTTGATCAACCAGGCGATCATCCGCGCCACGCGCGGATTGGTGATCTGAATCTCCTGTCGACCGGCCTTCACAATCATTACAGTGTCCATGCTTCCATTATATAGAAACCATGTTCTAAAGTCAATATGCTGATTTAACAGATGAAAATGATAAAATCACCGAATTTTGACAACAACCCTGTAACGCAACCGTAACACATCACTTCTTGAAACCGCAGCAAATAGCGATAATAATAGAAAGGCTGCGGTTTGGAATTTCTACATAAAAGTGAGGTTATGAACTTCATGAACTTTAAAAACTTGTGGTATAATCAACTTGAGCATCGCAACTCAACTCTGGACGGCGGCATTTTTATGCCACCTGGTTTACAATTAAATAACAACACCACGGATCGCAAATCCGGGTGTCTCGTTGTAGGTAAAGGCCTGCAACGGCATAACTACCGCCTGTCCGAGTTGCGACGCTCCGCAGGTTGGCCGGTGCCGTTGCAAGCTTTTGCGTTATCTATCGGTAAATCAAAATTAGGAGCGTCACAATGAAAGCAGATAAAATCGTAGAAGGCAGTGTGATCCTGAAGCTCAGTCCCAGCGACTGCGCTATTCTGTCTCACGCGTGCGCGACCGCCGCTGAGAACATGCTGGACGAATCTCAAGACAACCAGCGCACCCAGATGCAGCAACTTTCGACCCTCTTCCATCTGGCAGGGGGCCTCGCCGCCGCCAGCGAACGCATCAATTTGCATGATTTCGCGGAATTCGATCAGGCCTTCCGGGACATCGACCCCCGGGGAAAGGTGCAGTAAGATGAACCCCGACAATGAAAAACCCGTCCTGCAGTCGGTGCTGGCCCTGGTTGATGTCCAATCCGGGGCACAATCGTGGAAATGCAACTATCACCTCTCTACGCTGTCCACCGTCGTGAAAGATCTTTTTGGCCTGGAAATTCGTCCCCTGGATCTCCGGGATCTCATCACCAAACGACTGGCCATCTGGGTCCATCGCACTACCAGCGGCTATGAAATCGTTCCCCATGCGGAGCGCCTGGAATCCCTCCGGGAACAATACCACATCGATCCTCAGGAACAGGGACAACTCACCGAAAAACTGATCTCCATCTGGACCAGGCGCGCCCATGAGCGCGTAGAACTCAGCGAAATCATCACGCAGGCCGTGATGGAACATCGTCGGGCCGGTAAAGCGCTCCCGACCCTCGAATCTCTCGAAGATATGATCACCCGCGTCTACACCTGTCAAATTTAACCCCTGACCTCACCCTAAGCGAAGGCCCCACCCGTCCCCCGGGTGGGGCCTTTTTCGTCCCCCGGATTGCCCCGGCGCCCGGCCGTCATTCCGATCTCCCGCGGCAATCCGTCGTTTCTCATCACCGCCGATATTCCGACCTGGCCGTTCGTCGATCCGCTCCGCTCCGTGATCTGCCGGTCAGGCCATCGTCCTGCAGCGTCATTCCGTCCTACCCACGAAAAAGCCCCGGGGTTAGCCGGGGCCTTCTTCTATTTTTCAATTATCGAACCAAAACACAAGGCGGCAATTACTTCCGTGTTTCTCAAATTCTTTCATTGATGCAAGCACGGCCAGATAATTTACATGAATTGAATAATGTAGATCTCTATGCATATCAATGCATTTCTCAAATTCTCCAGTTGTTAACCATGAAGCTGAGTGATAATCTATATTACTTATCAATCTATCTCCAACATCAACAGATCCCATCTCAATAAATTTCTTAGCTGTTTCTTTGCTTATTAAACCAGACTGTAAATGCTCAATCTCATTATCGTCAATGATAAAAAAATAGTAACTATGACGTGATCCTATCGATGCATCTTCAGGAAAGCCTCTAGGATTAAAACTATTTTCATTGCTTCCGCGCACCTTAGCCATAAGAGAAAACATCCCGTAATCTCGCTGAAGATACGGATTAGAAAAATCTTGCCACACGAAATTACCTCTAATTTCCATCTCGTACTCAATCATGACATGAATACCGGTTCCCACTTCAACCCTCCCCTTTTTCCATCGCCATCTGCAGCGCCTTATGCACCGCCTTACTCACTCCGCCGTGCTCGACGCACCAGGCAAGCTCATCATCGGTCAACGCTACACTATGCGGCGCCGTCCCAGATTTTTTAGCCCCCACGATCCTCCCTTCCCGTTCCCCGCGCACCATCCGCGCCGCCTTCGTCGCAATCCGGCGCGCCTCATCCCGCGAAGCCCCTTCAGATACCAGCCGCTCAGTCTCCGCCAGCGTATCTGCATTGGTGTCTAAAGGAAGCTCCCGCAGCCTCGAAAGGCTGCGGGAGAGTCGCTCTGCGTTCTCCGGTTTGAATTTACCCATGCTATTTCCCCCGGCTCATCGCCTGATTTACCTCAGCGAGCAACGCCTGTGCCTGCGCTTCAGTCCCGCCCAGTTCCACAACCTGAGCTACTACATCGGCCGGGTCCATCGCCGCGATCTCTTCCACCGAAACTCCGTGCGCCACAAACAAATCAAAGTTTTCCATCGTAGCCCTCCTGGCTTGTTTTGTATTGGGATTGTTCCCCCCAACTGTTTATATCATACGCTAATAGCGTATAATGTCAATAGGCAAACCGTGAATTTCCAGGAAATAAAAAAACCTGTATTCATTCATCGATGAACGATGAACGAATACAGGTAGTAACGCCGCTATATGTCTAGTACCTGGTGTACCTGGGCAAAATCAATCCGCAACAGGAGGCAACTTCAACGGCTCTATTTTGCGCACCTCCGAGACCAACACCGCCAGATCGGCCAGGTGCCGCTCACAGACAAACACACAACTCCCCACAAAATGCGCCTTAGGAATTCGATGCCCATCGTAAACCCTCACGAACAAATTAACCGACCGCTCCGCATTTTTGCCACAGCAAACACAGTGTTCCATCAGGGGGACCTCTCTTCATTATAAATGGGGTGGGGGAGGCCGCTGGAAAGCCTCCCCCAACAAAACAGGAGTTTATGACGTGGATCTACCGTTATTGACGATTATAATATTCAGTGTCACATCGTCAATACTGTCGATTAAGAACGGGTAAAACACTACAATTGTCAAACCGGAGATACTCCGGCCCGTGGCGATCGCACCACACCACGAACTGATCCCCAGAGAGAAACAGCGCCGCCCGCGCATCATCGAACTCCAGCAACACCTCCGGCCGCTCAAAAACCCCCAACAGATCATCAATCCCCGAATTCCCCGGATCTAGCACCGCCACCCGCACCGCCCGGCCATTCCCCGACACAAACTGCACCGTCATCTGCACCTCATCCGGAGCATCCGTCGGAGTTACATCTGCAACAGCTGCCCCACAATCGCAGTCCCCATCCTGAAACAGATCCACCCCCACCACAAACCCCAGCACAAACAGCACCGCAATCAACACCGCCCCGGCCATTCCTATAAAAAAGTTCTTCATCGTAAATTCCTTTCCGGAAGCCGGAGCGATCCGGCTTCCGAGTATGTTGATTATCGGAACCAAACGTCAAGCCGGCTTCAAATTGATGACGGCATACTCATTGTCTGCAATAGGCCGATCCGCTGGGAGCGGTTGGGTGACGATCGGGAGAAAGTGCGATAGTTCCCGTCCTACCAAGTGATCACTGGTAAACATCCGTAATTTCCAGAATGTATGGGATGTTGCTTCCAGCTCCATGTATATGTCAGGACTACTTTGGGCCAGGCGGGCCAGGATGTAGATGTTACAAATGCCCTGTACCTGCACAAAAACGGCATCATTTCGGTAGTACGTCACCGTATATCCAAAATCATGCAGGCCGGTGGCGGTTTCAAAACGCTGGAGCATCTTCTGGACCTGCTCCGGTAATTCCAGTTTTCGGACCCATTCAATTTTTCGCTTTGCCATTTCAGTTCCCTTTAACCTGAAAAATATCTTTGTCTTTTTCGTCAATTCCGAGGCGGATTCTGATTTCGTCCATGAATTTATCAAAATCGTCTTTATGCTCTTCTGACATTGCATATCCTTCTTCCTGGGTAACAATTCCATATTTAACGCACCAATCGACAATCTTTATGCGGTCAAACACGCTGACACCTCGCGTCTTTGCGCCGTTGTACATCATTGAAAGAATTTTCCAGCGCGAAACAGATTCTCCGTTATGAGCAGTAACAGCTATCCCCCACAACCTCTGAAATTCTTCGTTGGTAATCTTTCCCATAGGTCTCCTTTGCTTCGGTTCCGAGTTCGCCGATTATCAGAATCTAATAGTCAGACATTCCTTCGCCGGTCTGCCACCGTTCGGTGGCACGATCATTCTCTTCCTGGATCGGATCGTAAGGCTCGGGCGCCGGAGGCTGCGGATCATTGGCGGGATCGTCATCATCCACACTGTAAATCCGCAACGAGGCCACCCGCGGCCAGTAAATCCGATAGATTGACCGCTCTGACGGCTTAACAGCTACGAAATACGACTCGTGATCGCGGGGAAATTTCCCGTCAAACATCAACCGGGCAGGTAATGGAATGGATGCGAGTCCCTCGTGCGGCCAGGTCATGGCCGGAAGAATTGCTACGATGGTTCCGCGCTTTTCTTTCCACGATCCTTGGGACTGAGAGTCCCAGGCCACCAAGTCGCCGATCTGAAATTTTTCCATTTTGCTTTTCCTTTCTTCGGCCTCATGAATGCCCCGATTTAATCAGAGGACGGCACCCATGCGGCCCATTCGTGCGTCAGAACAGGCGCATCTGCGCCGACTCATCCACCGGCGCCGTCACCGGCCCGGCCAAAACTTCAATCATCGACGGCCGCCCCGGTGCCCACCAGGTCCGGCCCGTCGCCCGCTCCACATCCGCGATCCGTCGCAGCACACCCAGGCTCACCGCCGTCTGCGCCTGGTGGCAGATATCCGCCTGGGTGGCGAAGATGCACCCGCGGCAGCTCGTGCGCGGGCCGCCCTCCTCATCCCGGTCGTACATCTGCGCCGGCGTCATGCCCTGATAGGCATAGGCCGGGTGAGGCTCAATCCCATATCCCCGCAGGTAACGAAAAACCTGCCGGCGGCTCCAGGAATGCACCGGGAGCCAGTTCCAGGCCGACCACGCGACCTGTTGAATTCGCGGCATCCACTCCACCTTCCGCGCCCGGCGGGGTGACTCTGCCGCCCGCTCCCCCAACGCCACCACCGCGTCAATTCCATTCTGCCGCATCTGGCGCAGGTAGGCATTGAGCAGGTCCCTCTTGAAGTAGCTGGTGCAAAAGCGGCTTGCGCTTGAGGGTGGCCAACCGCGCCGCAGTGCCAAATCAGTCACCCCAGCAATTGCCCCCGGCGTCCCCCAGGGGATCACATCGGCAGGGCTGCGCACGTCGATGATTTGCTGGCGGGTCGTCTCGATGCCGTCGCCGCGGGGCGCGTAGATGATCTGTTGACAGACCAACCGCACCCCGAGGCGATCACATACGGCCTGTGTGTAAGGAATCGTTTCCGACCAATCTTCAGGGATTGCTTGATGATGGGCCAGGAGCCGATCAGCGCCGAACCGCGCCACCAGGTCGATCAGCATTGCGACGGAGTCCTTGCCACCTGATACCGAGACTATGATCGTTCCTTGAATGTCCATCCCAGCCCCCTTTAAATTGGTTCCAGTAATTCCACTTATCAGAACCAAATCAGGCCCATAGCCCAGGCTGCCAGGGCCTGAGATAACGCTGCGTATCAAACGTCCGCAGCCACTCCCGAGTTAACTGGACGTGCTCCGCCCGGTGCAGTCCCAACGTTTCCACCGGTGCGCCGCGGTAACGCGGATCGCGCCAGTCAGCATATCCCCACTCCCCCAAACAGGGTTTCAGGGAAGGCCCCGCGCTATCCGTGCTCAGCTCTACCCCATGCAGATCGCACAGCGCCGCCAGGTGGGCCAGGGCTGGAGCGTAGACGACGCCCCATAAATGAACCCGTCGAACTCCAGCCCCGGCCGCCCATGGTATAACGGTGCTCATCGTGGCTCGGAATGACGGCATCATCTGCCCCGGCATTTTCCCAACGATGCACCAGCCACCCAGCCCCAGATAATCCCCATCTGACATCGCCCTAACAACACCCTGGGTACATCGCAGATATTGAGACGGGGTGACTCCCTGAGCGGAGAGCACCAACCGCCGCCCAGGAACGAGGCCGCGATTCTCTGACAGATACTGCGCCGCTGTAATCGTCTCTTCTACGGCCGCTTCGGCTTCTTCCTGGCTCCAGCGGCTTTTACTCCGCACCCCGTTCCCGTCCCACTTCTCATCGATCAACAAATCGTATGAGGCGGTAGCCTCAATCTGATCCAGGTAACCATATTCTTCAGCGTGGCGGATCTGCCGATCGAGCGCAGCCGCGTGACTCACGCGCTGCCGGGGTCCGTCAGAGAAAGCGCCGGAGTCTTGAATCATATCTACTCCGCCGGGAACGGTTACGGAATTCTTTCGCTTTGTCGCCTCAGTGCGTCCATAGACTGGAGCAACACACGCGAGAGGGCCCGGTGCAACCGGGTGATGATTCCAGACCCTCTCGTTAATGCCACAGTAGAAGAGCATCACTTCCCCCACTCATCCGGACCGCCGAACCCATCCCATATCCGGAGCATGTCCCGAGACACGAAAGACCATCCGCCTTCCATCGTCCAGAATGCACCTTCACTTTGCTGTGCAATAGAGCGAACCCGCTGTTCCTGCTCCGGCGTCACGTTTTTAAAGCACGCATGATCCTCTTCGATGTCATCTTCGTAATGGTAATTCCGATAGAAGACGATCGTCTTATCGTTAGGAAAGAAAACAACGCTCTGAATCTTGCTTTTCTCTGCCATTTGTCCCTCCAAAGACGGTTCCGATAACTGTCATTATCAGAACCAAACCAAACCGCACGAATAACCCTCTTTAATGAGAGGACGGCATTCATTCCGCTGATTCAAGTGGGGAGTGGAGTGGGGGAGTGGAGTGGGTGGGGGACGTATCCCCCAGCAAACTCCGTCGAAAGGCCCGCCCACTCGGGGTGATCTCCGGTCCATCCGGATGATTGCGATTTCCGTTACGCCAGCGTAAAAATCCGGCATTGACCATCGCTTTGAAAACCGCCTCCAGGCCATCCTCACTCATAATCCTGGCCCCCTTGGGACCCAGCTCCCGGCGCGTAAAGTGCCGCGCCCCAGGTCCATCCGTCGCCATAAAAATGGCCTTTAGTTGCTCAATTCCGGTCGGGATTTCATACATCGCCATCGTCCGGCCCCGCGCCCCGCCGCCGATCGCCACGCTGGGCGCGTCCTTCGGCCCGATCGTCTCCACCGGCCGCCGATCTACATCCGTCACCTCGACCTGCACCCGATCCTGCCGCGGCTGCGGATGCGCCTGGGGAGTCTCTTCCACTGCTCCGCTGTACGATTCCACCCGGCGCAGGAGCTGCCGATGATCCTTCAGCAGCACAAACCAGGCCACACTCAGCGCCGCCACTCCCACCACCGCCCCGACCTCCAGGGGAACATACCAGGGCCATCCGTTGTTGACCGTGGCCACGATCCCCACCCCTATCCCCAGCACCGCCACCACGCCACCGCTGATCGCGGCCTGGTAGAACGGAACAATCACATCCCCGGCCGGGGTCGGCTGACGGGCCGGAGACTCGAACCGGGCCTCTTTCCATTGCTCTTCCCACGTTGCCCCGGCCATCGCTCCCAGCGCCCAGGGGGGAGCCGCTTGCATCTGCCGCTGCCGTCCCTCCCAGGATGGCCGCAGGTGCATTCCTGCAAACCGCGCCGCCTCTCCCAGCATCCCATCAGCGGGCCGTATCTCCACCGTCAAAGACTCACCACAATGAGGACATTTCAGCTCTTCCATAGCCCCTCCATTGTAAAAACCGGCGATTCCAGGTATACTGGAACCAACAACGCCCTCCTGGCGCTGTTAAAAAGCTCCCTGACGTTTGCCTCACCAGCCGCGTCAGGGAGGCTTTTTTTATCACCCCTGCAAATACTCGTATCTCTCATTACACTGGCCTTAAAATCAATTCTACAAGGGCCTATGCTGGCATTAATGCCAGCCAAAAGCCAGCAATGCGCCAGCGTCAATGCCAGCATTAAAGCCAGCGTCAATGCCAGCATTAAAAACGAATATCATCTTCATCGACCGAAACCTCATACAGGTATTTGAGACTCCGCGCCGCCTCTTTCCGGGGCCGCTTTCCCTGGCGATAGGCCCGCATCCCCTCGCAGATCAGGAATGCCACAAACCCGCTGGGACCGCAGTCCTCAGTCAGCACCGCCGCCCGGATCTCCGCCTCCAACCATTCCGGGATATCGACGGTCAATTTGTTCCTGGCCTGATCCCGGGCCGCCTGCTTTTTCTGGGACGTCGTCATCGTCCGCGCCGCCTGCCGCTTCTCCCCGTCCCCCAGGATGGAAGAGACCGCCGGGTCTATCACTACTTTTTTACGCTCACCCACACCCCACCTCCTGCATCATCCGGTCGAGCACCGCCTGGTACCCACCGGCCCACTGGCCAGACCGCAATTCAATCCCCCGGATCGCCTTGCACCGGGGAGCGCGTTCCCACAACGTTTCACCGAAGGCCGGGCTCTCTTTGGCTGCCTGATCCTGGGGAATCGGCGGCCAGACCAATTTTTTGAAATCCTCCGCCAGCAACTGGAGCTGCTGGTGACTCTCTTTCGTCGAGCGCTCCCACATCGTGGGAATTACGCCCAGAAACCGCCCCGCATTCGCCCCGGCCTCCCGCAGCGCCGCCGCCGTGGCCAGTGCATCAGCCGCCCCCACCACCGCCAGGTGCTGCAACGAAACCGGCATGATAAAGGCATCGCATGCCACCAGCGCCGCGATCTGCAGAACATCCACGCCAGGAGCGCAGTCTAAAACGCAGACATCGATCCCCCGCGCCACCTGCCCCAGGGCCCGCTTCAGCGCCATCTCCCGAAAGGCCTTCCCGGCCAGGATGGTCTTAGCATCTACCGTGGTTTTGTTTCCTAAAATCGCAGTCAATCCCTGGCGTCCGGTCGAGCTGATCGCCTCGCTGTATTGCTCAGTGACCAAGAGCTGATATAGGCCCGAACGCTTTTCGATGCCCAGCACATCGGCCACATTCCCCTGAGCATCCAGATCCACAATCAAAACCTGTTTCCCGGCCCTGGCCATCCCGTGAGCCAGGGTCACCGCCGTCGTCGTCTTCCCCACGCCGCCCTTCTGATTAACTACCGCTAGAGTCCACATCCCGCGCCTCCATCTGTTTTGAAAATCTCAGATATTCGTAGGCGGTCATTTCAACCCAGGCCGCCCAGATCCGGATGATACTGTGCTGGCTGTCGGCCAGCGCTTTTGCCGCCTCGATAATCCTCTGAAACGCCTCTGATTCGTTCAAATTAACCTCCGAGTTATGAACTTCTGAACTTTATGAACTTCGATGATTTTTCCGGGTCTGAACATTGGAATTTTTTAAAATTTCCCATAGGGTCCGAAATAGAAAAACCACCCACTTATCACAAAGCTTGTAATAATGTTCATGAAGTTCATAAGTTCATAAGAAAACCGGTAAAAAATGCCTTTTTCTTGCGCTGATGACCGCACCATGAACGCAAAACGTTGCAAATTTCCAGTCTATTCAGTTGTTAAGGTCCCCGTCTATGAACTTCTGAACTTTATGAACTTTGTGCAGGGTACAAACGGGGTAAAAAATGTATTTTTTTAAAAATTCATTTTAAAACCGGCCTTATCCCCCGCTGGAAGTTCATAACGTTCATAAGTTCATAACTACCCACCGAATGCCCGCTGGGATGACTGAGCCGCCTGGGATTTTTTATCCTCGCGCTTTGATTGCACTTCAATGATGGTTTTAATAACCGTTTCCAGCCGTTCCTCATCCAGGCCGTAGCGTTTTCTCAGGCCGTCGATCCTGGCCTCATTCAAGACAACCTGGTAGCGCCCCTTGTGTGTGCTGCTGCGGGAGGTCTGTAACTGTAGTTGTTTCCGAGCCACGTCTCCAACCTTCTTCGAGGTAACACCTTTCCCTTCATACTCTTCGTCCTCATCGAGGTTCTCGAAGTTTATGAGATCGTTAACCAGGCCCGCTATGGTGTTAACCGTCATATCCCGCTGGGCTTCAGGCTTGCTCTTCTCAATCTCCGCCTGGGCCACCACGGCCTCAAGAACCTTGCTGGCCAGCGTCATTCCACGTTCAGCGATGAGTTGCTCGTTATATTTTTTCTGGAATGTTTTCAGATCCCCCAGCAGATCTTCATCATCGACAATGCTAACCAGGGCGACCAGCACCTGGTTTAACCGTGGTTCGATAGACCCCTCTAGCCTATCGAACTTTAGTTCAATGGACGGCTGCCAGTTTTCCAGGCGATACCTCAGCAGTAACGACTGAATTCGAGGAACCTCCACCGTCCAGAACTCCCGCGGGATCTCGATCGGTATATCGCTACGGGTAGTTGGCCCACCGGTCTCTTTAGTCAAGCATCGACTTTCCAGCGCCCAGTCCTCAAATTTCTTTCGTGTAGCAATAACCTTTGGACCGTAGCACAAGAACACTTCAGGCTCGAAATTGTTCTCCTTCGCGCCAGCGCGAAGGACGATACCCTGAGAACGTTGGTAGCCGGTATTGAAAATCTTGACGATATCAGCCGCCTCGTCGCTCTTCCCAAAATCAGCCTCATCCATTACCAGCGTCCCACGATACCGATCCAGCAGGCGGAAGATGGGGCTGGTTGTTGCTGCTCCGGTAACCGTGATAGGTCGGTAACAGAGGCTTCCCACCGTTTGCAGAAACCGCGATTTACCGGTACCGGCATCCCCCAGCACCCGCAGGTAAGCGAGGGTGTTAAAGCTATCGTACAGCCAGGTGAAAACCACATAGTAGGCTGCCAACGTCTCATAGAAAACGTCCAGGTCCATGTACTTGTGAATCGTAGCCTGGATCTCGCGCACCAGCTCCCGCATGGTCCGCGATTCCCCGATCTCCGGAGCGAAGCGAACCACAGACTCAACCAGGATCGGATTCGTAGGGGATGGAGGGCTATAGCGGATTCCATTAATATCCAGGTGCGGCCTGGTAATAATTTTCCCGTCAGGAGTTTTAACCGCCAACATCGTGCGCGCCCCTCCCGTTGCTGAGGAACCAGCCCCGCCTTCGGCCGGTTGATAGAGCGTTTCGACCAGGTGGCCCTCAATCATTCCCCCCACGATTTGCAACACGACGGCCGGATCATCTCCCCCCGCACCCCCCTCGGTTTCTTTCAAGACGCCCTTCAGCAGTTTGTCATACTCGCGGCTTTTAAGGCCACTGAGTTCGAGCAGTTTTTCGCGCAACACGTCCCGCTGGAACTGTGTCAGCCGGGCGATCATGCCGAAAAATTCAAGCAGAGCTTTCTCTTTATCCTGGCCTTCCAACCCTGAAACCCGCTGCGCGTAAACCTCAACGTAAGTAGGAGCAGCCGAAATCAACTTCGCAGCGTTCATAGCGCTGGCTTCCATCGGATTGTTTTTCAACCAGTCATTTGCATCGTGGTCCGGCCAGCGGACCACACGGATCTGAGGCCCCAACGTTTCAGCCAGCGCCCGGGCTCCGATCGCTCCAGCGTCATCCTGATCCAGTCCCACATATACCTGGAGTTGAGCCAGTTGGCGGAGCAGCGCCTGCCCCTCCTGCGTATTTCCGACCCGTACACCAGCCAGGGCTACGGCTGCAATTCCCCACTGGTTTAGTGTGATGGCGTCAGCCTGGCCTTCTACCACTACAACCCGCCCAGTCCGCCCCATAGATTCCAGATTCCAGAACGGGCGCCGTTCCCCGAATGCCTCGCTGGGAATGTTATAGTGGGCCAGGATTTCTTTAGGCAGTTCCTTTTTTTTACCGGTGTAGCAAATCCTCAGGCTCACATATACCGGCCGCCCATGTTCCAGGTGAGGATAGATGATGTATCCATAGTCGCCCCCGCGGGGCATTTTGAGCAGAGCCTGGGCCGCTGCGGATTGCTGATCGATCCCATACATAGAGAACTCCCCCCGCAGGGCCTCAGAGTTCCCGTTCCAGTATCCGATCATGCATTCTGAAATCGTTTCGTCCGTCCACCCTCTCCCGTGGCAGTAGGAGAGAGCCGTCTCGTTATTCAGAAGGTTCCGGTGCATCATTTTAACAGCGACCGTCGTTGTATCCTCGATCCGTCGCGCCGCGATTCGATCGGCAAGATCTTCCTTGCTCCAGGAAGGTGCCTGCACTCCGAACTCCCGCGCCAGCTCTTCAACCGCCGACTTGAAATCAAACCCCCGGCGCCGCATTACCCACTCAATAATGTCGCCGCTCTCGTTTTTGCTGTTCCAGTGATAGACGCCTTTCCGAGTATCCACCACCAAAGAATCACTTCGGCTACCGCGCAAGAATTTCTTTCCAGTCGCTTGCTCCAGCGGTTCATCTTTACGGACGACCTGATCAATAGGAATCTTCATTTTCAGATCGTCTATGTAGTTATCCATACTCCACCCCGTTTCTGTAAATTGCTGCGATTATCCGGTGCAAGGGACGCACCGGCCTTACCGACCGGGTGAGGGGTGGCTACCACCCTCCCGTTAGCTTGACAATAACTACTAAAAAAGCCTCTTCGAACTTCCGACTATGAAGGTTATGTAGTGTTATCGTCAAGTAGACCCGTTATCGGCCCATTTTCAAGGGCCCGACCCCGTGTTTCTCCACATCGGCGGCCGCGCCCGCATTAAGGTACATATTCGGAACTTGCGTCGTTCTCTCGCTACTGACTTGATAACCAACAGCGCGCGCCAACTCCAACGCAGTCATAGACCCAGTCGCGTATCGCAACGTACGCGCATTTATCCATTCCGGCAACCCGGCCTCCGCTGAGCATTGCTTAACTGCATTATTCAGCCAGGTCCCCGACAATTCAGACCCGCCACGTTCCGAAACAAAAACCAGATCAGAGTTGTCAACCTCTCTATCTGCGCGATCAAGATAGATATTGACTGCCGCCCAGCACGGCGCCGGGAACTTATCCAGCGAAACCCATGCGCCAACCTGGATATCCAATAGACGCAACGACCGAACATCAGCGCTCCCCATGTGCGCGTAGATGATGCAGCTCATCATTGCATAGATGCGCGAACCGGAGACCGTTGTGATATCAGGAGCATTCATCAGCGCACGCAACTGGATCACCGTCAGCTCCTGATGACCTGCATTCGTAATGCTGACGTTTTCAATCCCTGCAAACGGGTTGTCAGAACGAAACCTGGAATAAAACGTAGAGCATGCCGACCGCGCCAGGTTGATCGAGGCGCTACTATCACCACGATCCCGTAGCCAGGAGAGATAAGCGTCAGCCTTCTCCGAGTTCACCGAATCGAGATCCCCTGCAAACGAAATCAAATCACGTAAAGCCCGACGATAGGCACGGGCCGTATTATGATTAGACAGAGCTTGCAGGAATTGACTGATGTCGTTCATTTGTGGTACAGTCAATACGTGTTAGAATTCGCAGCCGCTACCGTAGCTGGAACTTTAACATCCTGCAGGACTGCATCAATATCCGTCTCGGGGAGATTGATGCACGTCGAGCAGATATAGATAGAACCGTTACGCCGCATACGCTCAGCCTCATCGACACTCACTGCGCCGACTGTTTGATGACAGACGGCGCAGTTTAGCGCCAGCACGCCGACCCGCTCTTCCAATACAGATTTCCACATTTCTCACCTCTGATTCAGTAACTGAATGGCTCTGGTTGCATATATCTCGACCAGCTTTTCAGCAGTTGGCCAAGCTCTCACCAATAGCGCCCGCGCCGCGAACTGGCGGGCCAGATTCATATACTGATCTCGACTGACCTTTGAATGCTGCAACTCAGCCCTCAATAGGCCGACAGTTGCCAGTGCCACGTCAGTAAGGGGATGCCCTTCTAAGGTAACGTACAGCAGGCATTCCTGACGCGGAGCAACATTTTGATGAAGAGCGCCACACATAACACGCTCACCATCTACACCCAGACACCGAGCGCACCCATCACACATGGTATCCATCGCTAAAATCCTGGGCAGTCCGGAGTTGGACAGGCCCACACACCTGCAGGAGATGGCTCCATTTGAGCACCGCAATGCTCACATACGGGGATGTTAGAAATCAGCCAGGCATCCGCCGGAGTAATACGGATACGTCCAAAATCCGTCTGATTTGTCGGGCACCACACAGGAAGATCCCGATAATCGGTAACCCGAACCATCCTGATGCTGATAACCTGCGTTAGAGAAACCACCTCGCCGTTAACGCTCGTATACCAGCCATTCGTTGGAGCAGGCCGTAGCGAGGTAATCGCGCCGATCTCATGGGCTTCTCCATTGGAGAGACCGAAGCGGATCACAAAATAGATGAACGGCTTGAACTCGGCTTTTTCAGCGTCGATCCGCTGGCGTTCGCGTTCCTGGTCGGAAAGTTGAACCTGCTGTTCATAATCCGAAATTTCGGTACTCTTATTGTTCAGAGCCGCCTGCACTCGTTGATCGAAGATTGCGTCAGAAAGGATAGCCTTAATAGAATTCAGATATACCCACGGGGACGGGCCAGACGCATCAATCGCTGCGATACGGGAAAGAAGATCGGCCACCTCCGCTTCGTGTCGGGCCATAACCTGCTCTGCAATTTCATCCTCATATTCATTCACTACATTTGTAGCCTTAGAAATTGCATTTACAACATCTTTATCGGAATCGAATCCCATCGAAGACGATTGCTTTATTGCCTCATTCAGCTCAGCGCGCCGAATATCGCGTCTGGATAACAATTTAATCAGTCTGGACTTGAATTCCATCATTGATTTATCGTTTGCAGAATACTGGGCCTCAACTCCATCGATCCAGACAACAATCGAATTCCGGTTCAAATCGCGTTCCCCAAACGTTCTCACGCTACCGCGATAGATCAGCTTAACAACCGGAAATCTTCCATCGGAATCGAATGAGGCATTCAATTCAAGCAACTCAGCCTCGCTCAGAACACTCATTGCAACTGTCCGTATCCGTTCCAATGCCTGCGCCTCACGTTCTCGCGCCTCCGCAGCTGCAGCCTCACGCCTGGCCCGCGCCTCATCTAAAATCGCCTGTAATGCCATTTTTCTCCTTTCAATCATGGGTTGGGGATGTAGTCTCGATCTGCTCTCTGAGCAGATCCTGAGCCATTCCCGGTTTAGCCACTACACGCTGCAACAACAGTGCAGCCAGGTCTCGCGGGTCCATTCGCAGAACCTCAGCAATGCGCCTCAGCTCCCGATCGGAATCCGCATCCACACCCACGCGGTACGTTTGCCGCCTGATATTCTGTGGATTCATAGCCATATCAAACCTCCATAGCTTAAAGCTAATCTCAATTGTACTTTTTTAAGCTCGATCGACAATAGACGAATGTCATATACCAACCATTACTTTAATCATATTGAGCTTAAAAAAGCTCTTATTGTACAGGCTTATAGCTTGTCTAATCTGGGTATACAAAAAGCCCATACAAATATGTATATTAGGAGAATTATGAACGAAGAATTTCCCTACTGGATACGAGCACAAGCGGATGAACGCGGGTGGTCATTGCGTGAGGTGGCCAAACGCGCGAAAATCAGCACCGGCGCCCTGAATCAAGTTCTCGGCCAGGGATACGGAGCAGGACCATCGTTTTGCATATCCATTTCTAAAGCGTTTGGAATTCCTCCTGAAGATGTATTCAGACTCGCTGGAATCCTCCCTCAAATCCAGCGGGAAGAATGGGAAGAAATGCAAGGATATTTCACCATTCTCCCGAAAGAGGATCTATACATACTTCTGAGGATGGCCAAAAACATGGCAATGGAGCACAGTATTCATGATGAGGAAACCGAAGAGGATGACTCATCCGCTGGAGACACAGGAGATGATGATGCATCCCAATGAAACAGGGGACGAAACAAAGTTTCAGATTATCACCGCACCTACAAATCTATACGCCAATCTCAGAGGAACAGACCAGAATTATCCAGTAGTACTTCTGGCTATTCGATTATCAACACTCGAAAAACCTGAAAATCCACTACTATTTCTCGGGACTAAAAATTTGATTTATCAGGACGATGAAAACTCAGGGGAATGGGTAGAATCTGAAAATTTCAGGCTATTTTATAGAGTGAAATAATTCAGCACGGGGTATCAAAATAGGGGGGATAAACAGGTATCACGGGCCGGTTAGATACCTTTTGTTACAGGGGTGGGGGCAGCATTCTTCACATCCGTGAGGTCGTAGGTTCGAGCCCTATCTCGCCCACCAGCCCCTTTTATCAGTACGGACTCTCTCTCTACCATCCCGTGAGGCCGTGCTAAAAAAAGAGCGCTTTTTAGTTCTCCTCACGGATTCCGACTAAAAAAAACTTCCCCGAGTTGTGATAATTGACCCATTATCACCCCCTTAAACACTGATAATCTATCACATTATCACAACTCGGGAGGTTAATTTTAATCGGAGGAACCACGGTGGGCAAACAAAAACTATCTATATCGGCATTGATCGGCGGCTATCTCATTGACGCCGAATCGCGCAGGCTCAGCGAACACACGATCGCTGATTATAAAATCGCCCTCAGGCGATTGACTGAATTCCTGGGAGCGGACACTGCATTTGAAGACATCAAGGTAGATGACCTGAAAATGTTTTTTGCGGCCCTGGGCAGCGACACCTTTACCCCTCGCGGAGTCGCCGACCGAAAACCTCTGAAACTATCCAATAAAACCATCTTTAACCATCACGTAGCCCTCTGCGCCCTCTGGACATGGGCCATGAAAAACGAGCTAACCACCAAACATCTTATGCGCCAGGTCGAGGCCCCCAGGCCTGAAAAGGCCCAGATTGTCCCCTACTCGGAGGCCGACATTCGCAGTATCCTGGAATATTGCGACCGCAACGTCTCCTATTTCACCAAAAAAGGCGCGTCCACCTGCGCCCGCCGATCATCCTCTGTGAGGGATCGCGCTATCGTGCTTCTTCTACTGGATACCGGTATCAGGGCCAGTGAAATCTGTGATCTGCGGATCAAAGATGTTGACCTGAAAAATCATCAAATATCAGTAACCGGGAAGGGCCGTAAGACCCGTACTATTCCAATCTGTGACAAGTCGTTCAAGGCCCTCTGGAAATATCTTAAAACAGAACGCGCCGATTGCGACGGCGCTGATTATGTTTTCATCTCCAGGTTCAAGGATCAAATCAGCCGGAATGGTCTGCTCAAGCTCTGTTACCACTTCGGAGAGGTAGCTGGAGTTACTGATTGTCATCCTCATCGGTTCCGCCATACCTTCGCCGTGCTATTCCTGCGGAACGGTGGGAACGTCTACGCACTCCAGCAGATCATGGGCCACGAGACGTTGGACACCATCAGGATCTATCTAAAAATAGCGGAGGCCGACATTAACGCCGCGCACAAAACGGCATCCCCAGTACAAAACCTGCTCAAGTAAAATCAAAACCGGGCCGCTCTTCAGCGGCCCGGTTTTTTAATTCAACTGCACCCAACTTGATCCATTCCAGTATTCCAGATTTGAACCGCTTATTCGGAACAATACCCCGGAGAAATTTTCCTCCAACTGTTTCACTCGTTTTTCCAACGCCAGCAACCGATCTACAAGATTACCTTCCACGTGACTCACCGCCATTTGAGAACCCGGCTGAGTTAAACCCCCATCCATTCCTCCACCTCCACCGTACATAGACCACTGACAGCGCGCCACTCGCGAGCGATAACCCGCGCCGGCGCATTGAACCCAAACTCCCCGGCCTCGACTCCGGCCTCGACCATGACAACGTCACCAACGTCGTATGATGCGAACAATCCAGGCACCCGGTTCTGCACATCAGAGAGGGTAGCCCGGCGCCGGGGATAGCGGTAGTAATTGAGATCGTTCTGGGCCTGGAACGTCAACGTAGTCTGATCAGTAATCTGATTGTAGGATATCGGATACTCCCGCAGCCCATAATCCAGCACGCTCCCCGCGTCTTGTAGGATAGAGGAAACCCCAGCCCCCTGAGCGTATATGGAATTCCATACCGGCCCTTGCTCATCGATCACCGAGGAACCCACGTTCCCATTCAGTCCCTCAGCCAGTAAAACCGTCTCGCTGCGATCGACGCCGCGCCGATCATAGAAATTCAGGTACAGATTCAGCAGGCCGCCATCCTCCTCTGCCGAAACCGAATAGTCTCCCAATCCCTGAATATTTTCCCGTAGATATGCCCACCGGAACTGTTTTGACAGCGCATCCCCATTCTGATAGATCGACCCCGGCATGATCCCGATCGGATACCGCCCCTCAGCATAGGCCAGCAGTTCGCGCACCACGGCTCCCGGAGTTCCCGCGTGGGACTCCGGATTCGAGGTTACGCGCCACGATAAAATTTTATCTCCTTCATAGCCATTGAACGTTATCGTTTTCCCCCGCACTCCCAGCGGGAGATCGATCACGCCGCCCCAGTTCGGAAGCCCATTGTTAAACTGGATCAGCATCCGGTTACCCGGGCGAATAATCGCCCGGGTAGCTTTGTCGTTTCTCGCATCGATGCTGAGGATTGCGCTTCCAGTCTGATTCAGCTTCCAACACGCAGACTGTATATCGCAATCAGCATCGGCCAGTTGTTTACCGGCCCGGTTATAGATGGTAACTTGTACAACGTTCATTCTATCCACCTCTCATCGAATGAAATATCGATGTCCATCTGCACCGTCCCCACGTCTCCAAATGTCAGCACGTTCGCGCCGGGAGCCAAACGCAGCCAATCACGTCGTGTAGAGCTCAACGTTTTAGATGAATTCGCTCCCATCCCATTTAGAGAGATCGTTTTTAGATCGGTATCGACGATCAGGACATCATCGACCTGCATCCCAACAGCCAAAACAATGGACTCCCCGGTAGTCTCGTTTTCAATGGTGCAATCGAGCTGATAATTCCCCTGCTCTGCGCCAACCGCCGCACTCGGAGTATGGCTGGAATCCAGTGCAACTGCAACCGTTGAAAATTCAACATAGGTAGATTGACCTACATCCAAAACGTGAAACATCCCCCCGATTTTAACGAACTTTATATTTACACCGACAAACGTCACATTCGAACTCCAGGAATGCCAGTTCCCGTCAGTTGTAAATAACCCGCTCGATTCCGTGTAATAGTTAACTCCCCCCGTGCTACCCTCGATTAACCATTTAAAATACTGATCCTGTCCTCCAGTGCCCTTGTTTGATTTATATTCTGCGGTAGAAACATTTATTCCCAAAATTCCAACTGGATTATAAAATCTCCCAGCTCCAGCAGTAAACGAACTCGGTCCATTTTTATAAATTCCAAAAACGGACCAGGGGTCAGCAGATCCCCCGTGATTTGCTGTATACAGAGAAAATCCATCCACCAACACCCATCCATAGATTCCGCTTCCGTCATCCCATCCGAAATCGTTATAATTCCAGGTTGTATTCGACGACGTAGCGACATCAAAAATCGGTTTGTATGTATCATTCGTTGCTGGAGCCGACAGGGATGCATCCCCGTAGTAGATCCACAGATCATGCTGAATCCATCGCACCGCCGCCGACCCGGAATGCGCCGCTTCAGACGTTCCCCGCGCCGCCCGCGTAACCCCGTAAAACTTTTTCAAGCGAGAATTACGTGATGTATAGGTAAACGCTTCACTGCCAATCAGCAAAATTCCCTCACCCGGCATCGACCCAATATCCTCATTAACTTCGATCTCGCTAATTGATCCACTTCCGGCGATCGCAGTTTTCAGCGTCATCGACACATCAGCCGAAAAATCGAGATTCGTCCAGATCCCCAGCGACGAAACCAGCGTCCCAGTCAGCCAGCGGTAAATCTCATCAACGCCGTCATAAATCCGCACATCGTCCCCGTCGGCCTGGGCCTTGCCGCTCAGGTCTAATCCCGTCGCTATCAAACAAGGATACCGATCTACCGACTGATCAGAATTCCACGTGACTGGAACCCATCTTCGGTATTGAAATCCTGCTGTTTTAGCCGCCTTCGGCACGATTTTAAACCGTGGATAGGCGTCATCAGACCCGCCATTTGTGACCGGCAGTCGTCCGGTATCTCCAGAGATGCGCCAGAAATCTGCTCCGTCGGCATTCCGGTACCGGACATCGCCATCCACAACCAGAGGGACCGTAACGCCAGTCAGAACCGGCTCGCTTCCTACCGTCATCGCATCAGTCCCCAGTGGTATCACATTGACGAATCGCGGATTGATTCCCGCTGTAACCGCGGCATAGTTGGCGATGGCATCATTGATATCCAGATGAGTATAGAACCGCAGCTGGTGAATGATGATATTTCCGAACGTTTCAGTTCCATCCCATCCAACAAACAGTTCACTCAAATCGTAATCCGGGCATGCCGAAGGCTCCCCGATGATCTGTCCGTTCAGAACAAACCACATCTGATTATTTTCCCAACTGATAACCAAGTGATACAGAGTTCGTCCATCCGGAGTGAAATTTGGATCAAATCCATAATAGGGTGTGACGAAGAAGTTAAGCGTTCCCACCACTGAAGACCAATATAATTTCAAGTCACCATCGTTGAGGATATAATGATCTGAAATATCATTAGGGGCCTGTGGAAAATCAAACTCAAATACCATCTCAATCGCTCTTACTCCGACTAAATCTGTATTCTGAATTGAGCAATTCGACGCATTTCTATAGCTATCTAACGGATGAACAAAATAATTAAATCCGTGTCCTGGTCCCAGAGCCCCATCACAGAATTCAGTTGGATACGTTTTCTGTTCAACCTGAAGACCAGTAATATACCATGCACCATCCTGATAAAACCATATTTTAGCCCATTCATCCCCATCAACGTTGTTTGTTGTGACTGCTCTATACCATCCTCCTCCAACCGGGTAAAACATCGTATCACCGAGGTCAGACCCATTCACATACATTACAAACGGCATGGATTCCATTGCATTCCCGTCAACCCTCCGGACATAGCACGAGAATGTTAGAAATGATCCTCCCCCAAGAGCAGACAATTGAGATAAATATTTATCGTCATTTAGATTACTGACGTATACCGCCGTATCCACTCCAGGAATCGGAGTCTCTATCCCCTCCACCCGCGTAAATGTCCCGATCATCGTCCAATGGGACAGATCATCAGCAAACCGGGCATTTTCCAGGAGATTCTGAGTGGATTCCATCAAATGCAACCCCGGGCGGATCAGGAATCCGGACCCGGAATCAAAACTCATTTCCATAGAATTCCCCAGGATATCGCGGATGGAATAATCCTCCAGGTTCAGATCCCAGGGGCCAAATATTCCCACCAGGCCGTCAACGCCTTGCAGAACATTATCGACGACCGTCAGCCGCTTTGACTCCTCATTCTCATAATTGATCATCCCGAACAAAATCTGGCGCGCCGCGTAGAGTCCCTCAGCGGTGAGATTGCGCCAGGTCACCTCCATTGACATCGACCGCTGGCCCCGCTGCACCGTCGAAAATGACGGCCAGTATCCAAACCGCTGGGCCATTTGAGCCGAAACACGCGGGAGGCCCTGAGCCCCCCGCAGAAACGCGAACCAGTTTTTCGCGTCCTGTATGACGCTGGTTCCGATCGCAAACGGTTTGATTGCGTTCATTATGGCATCATCCCCTGTAACTGATTGATCACATCGTTCGGGTTATTGGACTGGATGGTTACCGGCCCATAGATTCCGAAATTTTGACTGTTTGACGTGTTGTTATTTGTCGTCCGATAGCTCGATCCAGCGCTCATCACCCCGGAACTACGAACTCCCCCGCCATATCCTCCGCTGTTATACCCTACGCCAAACGCAGAGAACCCGGCCGCGAGTCCTTCGGCAATAGCCTGCTTGTTGTCGATCAGCCATTGCATCGCTGAATTCAACGCCTTCACTGCCGCCGTCATCGTATCGATTGCCCTCCCAATGGACTTGAACGTCTCATCCAATCCATACTCGACCATCGCGGCGGCCAGTTGTCCAAACGCCTGGCTAAGGCCTTTGGCGTTCCCAAATCCCAGGGACGCCGCCAGCTCATCCAGCGCCCGGCGGAATGTCCCCGATATTTCTCCCAGGGCCTGGAACGCCTCAGCCAGCTTGGGCCGAATGGTTGACACAAAATCGTTAATTGTGCTTTTCATCTCTCCGAATTTAGAGTAAAACCCATCCAGAAACCCGAAAACAATCGACCGGATCTCCGGCGGCAGGATCTGGGAGATGGCCAGTTTAAACGAATCGAACGTTCCCAGGCCCGCCTGCATTCCCGTCTGAAATGAAGTAAAAGCTCGCGTCAGTCCCTCGAAATTAGCGCCCAGGGCCACCAGGCCCGCCCCCAGCACCAACACCACCGGAAGCAAAGGCCCGCTCAGGGCCGCCCCCAAGGCCGCCGCGCCGGTGGCCAGCGATCCCAGCAGCACCAGTAACGGACCGGCCGCTGCAGCCGCCGCCCCGAACCCGACAATGGACATCTGGATTCCTGGATCGAGCTGCAGAAATCCTTCCAGCAATGAATTAGCTATATGCACAAGGTCGGTAGAGATCGGCAGCAGATTGTTACCCATTGCCGCCGCGGCATCCTGGAGCAGCGCCGTGGTGCGGCGCGAACTGTTGGCTAAACCCTCACTGGTGCGATTGTAATCTCCCATTGCATTGCTACTCTGTTCCATAATTAGAGCCCATGTTGCCTGGGCCTTCGCAGCGGTTGTCAGTTCTCCGGTCGTTCCCTGCAAAGCCTCTTCTACTTTCCCCTGCGCCTCGACCACAGCCATCTGCGCCTGCCGCGCCTCGATGCTCCCGGAGCCATATTTCGCGGCGGCCTCAGTCGCCCGTTGCTGGGCCGACTCCACATCCAACAGCGCCGCCTGATATTCCTGCGTGCTGACTGTCGTTTCTACCAGCCCCATTTCTACGGCCTTTAGCTGCACCATACTGGCGTTGAGATTGATCCCCAGCTCCTGCAGCGGCTCAAATTGCCCAGCCATCGCCGATTGAAATTTCTTGAGCGCCACTTCGGGAGATTCCAGATTAGCAAACGAAGTCCAGTCCACCCCCAACTGGACCACGCTTTTCGACATATCGGCTGCCGTTTGCTCGCCTATCCCCATCGAATCGAACAGATTCCCAAACGTGGAAACTGCATCGAGAGTGCTCTGCTCAGCCATCCCCATTGATTGATTGGCCGTATCGGCAAAGGCTTCCATCTCTCCAGAAAGATCTCCAAAAATAACCCGAGTCTTACTCAAGCTCTCCGACATATCGCTGGCCGCATCGATAGAAAACCCTGCCGCTGCGGTCAGCGGCAGGGTCAGGCCCAGCGTCATTTTGGTGCCCAGGTCTGTCAATCCCTGGCCCAAATCGCGGACCTGTGATTTTACGCTATTGAGACCCTCAACAGCCTCGTCTACATCCGCGCCAATTTTCGCAAACAGCGAGGCGATCTGTAACGCCATTAGGCCCCCCTTTCCTGGATGATATTATGGGCCTCAATCTCTGCACTTTCGCAGATCAGCGCCGCATCCATCCAGAAAACAGATTTTTCAGCCAGTTCCCACGGCGCTACCCCCAGATAGCGCGCCGCCCGGATCAACAATGCAAACCACGGAGGCGATTCAACTATTCCCGGCTCAAGGAGCCACCGTCTGAGCGCGGTGGCTTCGTCCCTTTTGGGCGCAGATCCGCATTAATCGCCCCCAGGATTGCTGCCAGCACCATAATCCCCATTCTCACAAACGAATCGTGGTTTACGGGAACTTTTTCCGTTCCATCTATCAGATCCCAATCCACAACAATGCTCTCCAGTAGCTCCGCAGTAGTCCCAACCGGCCGCTTCTCATCGATGTTCAGAATCATGCTCTCCAGCTCCGGAGTGTACGCCGACGGATTGTAGGCTACCATAAATTCCAGGCCCTTGAGCGAAACAACAACTTCCCGCCGATCCGCCATCAAATCCGATAATTGGACACCCATAATGATCCCCCTTACAGAGACGCCACAGTGTTGACGCTGGTCCAGGTCAAGGCCTTGGTCCAGGTGGCATCATGAGCCACATCGAACTCATATTCGACGGCATAAACGCCGTCCGAGTCTCCTAATTTTCCGATCTTGCTGACCTTGAGGCACATATCGAGCTGAGTGCTGCAATAGGTGCTTGGACTCTCCGCCAGGGTGGCAGAAGTGCCCTTGACGCGCACAAACGCCGACGAACCGGCGCACATGGTGGCCAGGATTCCCATCCCGGCGGCGTCTGCCTCCACCTTCATCTTCAGCTTGAACGCCGGGCGACCTTCAACGACGGTGACAAACGACGGATTCGCGCTGTCGATGTTCCACAGCGCTTTG